CAAGCAATGACTTTTTATAGTATTAAAGATTACTTTTGTGAGAATGGTAAGTGTATAGATCACACAACTGTAATGTATGCTAACAGTATGTTTGAAGTATATATAAGATATAATCCTAAACTAAAAGAGTGGTACGATTTTATAGTAAATGCTTTATTTGACACTAGAGAAAAGAATTTATTAAATAAGAAAAATGAGTTATTGAATAATATTCAGTATTTAAGTGAAGAAAACATAGATAATGTCTCAGAATATGTGGATAATTTAGTTACTGAACAAATTACAGTATAAATAAACGTTATATAATTATGATAGAAAAAGTTAATATCAAACAAATTAAACCAAACAGTAGTAATCCAAGAGTAATTAAAGACTATAAGTTTAAGAAATTAGTTAGATCAATACAGAGTTTTCCTGAAATGTTAGATCTAAGACCAATAGTAGTAAATGAAGATAAAGTAGTACTAGGTGGTAATATGAGACTTAGAGCTTGTCAAGAAGCTGGACTTGAAGAAGTGCCTATTATAGTAGCTAAGGATCTCAATGAAGCTAAACAAAAAGAATTTGTAGTAAAAGACAATTTAAATTATGGTGAATGGGATTGGGATATGTTAGCAAATGAGTTTGATTTAATGGAGCTTGACACATACGGACTTGATTTAAACCCTACATTATTTAATGACACAGATGAGGAAAGTATCAAAGGCGTAACAGACGAGAAGTTTAATGATTATACTATCTATTTTACAAACGAACAAGAGTTAGATATTTGGTATGAATTTTTAAAGAAGATCCGAAACGATTTCAAAGATCAAGAAAACGTATCTACTAGAATATTAAGATATATTGCTGAAGTATATATGGATAATAAAATGACAGACAGTCAAAGAATATTAAAGTTTATAGAATATGATGTAGATGGCGACTCTTAAAGATTTAATATACGAAGATCGTAATGTGTATGAAGCTGCACTAGATAGAATAGATAAAATCTATAACTCACACGATGAGGTGTGGGTAAGTTTTAGTGGTGGTAAGGATAGCCTTGCTATGTTAAAGCTCGTTGAAGAATACTTTGATACAAACAATTACTCAGATAAAATAAATGTAGTATTTAGAGACGAAGAAGTAATAAATACAATGGTTAGGGATTTTGTTTTGACATTTGTAGATAACCCTAGATATAATTTTAGATATTATACAACACAATTAAAAAGTGAGATATATGTATTAGGTAATAAAAAGGATTATATACAATGGGATGAGAATAGAAAATGGATAGTTGATAAACCTGAATGTGGTATTACTGAGAAAGGTGTGTTTGATCAATGGAAGTTTGACAAGTTATTATACAATAAAAAGAATAGGAGAGTATGTAGTATGACAGGCATCCGTGCCGATGAAAGCTTAATACGTTTTAGTGGTATTACAAATAGTAAGGTTTGTCATTTAACTAAAAACCCATATTTAAAAAACGCTACAATAGGGAAGCCTATATATGACTGGAAAGAAAAAGATGTGTTTAAGTATTTCTATGATAAGAAAATAGATTACTGTAACGTTTACGATATGCAGGTATTTAATAAAGATAGTTTACGAGTAGCTACAGTATTACACGCTGAAGCTGCAAAGAACTTGCATAAAGTAAAAACATTAGATCCTATATTGTATAATCAGATTATGGATGTATTTCCTGAAGTTGAAGTACAGGCACGATATTATAAAGATGCAGTAAAAGGAAACAGTAAAAAGATAGCTTGGTTTTATAAAGACAAGTGTGGAGGTGACTATTGGGATGCCCTCAGCTTGTATATTAAAGAAAACATAAAAGATAAAAACCAATACAATATGGCTATGGAAAAAGTTATGAGAGTAAGACAAACTCGTAGAAATAACATAAGACCTAGTAATATATTTGGTGGTTATCCGGCATTATACTTATTTCAGAAAGTTATAGCAGGTGCATATAAAAGAGAAATACAGCCAACAGGCAATCAAAAAAATATATATTTTGAATTTGAAAACTTATCAAGCAGAGCATAGTTATGTTTATAGTGTATTTGCTAAACACTTAAGAAAAAACAGAATTGCTATAAATAAATCAGATTTGAAAACTCAGTATGTAATGGCTTCAGTAGATTTAGGTAGAATGTTTAATGATTATGTACCTGCTGGAGTTGTTGGTTGGTTGAATTTAGGAAAAGGACATATTAGATATAAAACAGGTTTTGTTTTTGAACAGTTTAGAGGGAAAAAATTATATAGTAACTTGTGGAAGCTCCGTGATTATTATACCTTTATAGATAAACCAAAGAAAATATCTGCATATTGTACTAAAATGAGTTTACCTAAATTTATTAAAGAGGGGTTTGAGGTACAAAGTGTAAGTAAAAATGGTATAACTTATGTAATAAAAAAAATAACACTATGAAAACGTATAAGAAATGGAGTCCTGAATTTAGAAGAAAATCATTAAAATTAACTACAAAAGCAAAAAAGTTAGGATGGATTCCTATGCCTAAAGTTTGTAGGAGATGTGGTCAAGACAAAGGTATATTGCATTTACATAACGAGGATTATGATGTAACTTACTATACGTTGTCAGAAGTCTTTAATAGATTCCCTGTAACTATAACACAAGATGAGATAGATGCAGTTAATCAAGCTCTCGAGCCTATATGTTGGAGATGTCATATGATGCATCACTCAGTTAGACGAAACAAGATAGCAGTTGAAGATTATTTTAAAGAGATAAAAGCTGGTAAACAATACCCACCAGTATTCCGACACGATTTCACAATATTAAAACGAGACCATAATGTATAAAGACGATCCTATTTCAAAAGTAGAATGGATAGAAGTTGATAAGCTAAATGCTAATGACTATAATCCTAATGTAGTTCTAAACAAAGAATTGAACTTATTAGAATTAAGTATTATGACTAACGGCTGGATACAACCGATATTATTAAATAGAGATATGTCTATAATAGATGGCTACCATAGAAGCTACTTAGGTAAGAACAGTAAAGCGTTACGAAATAAATATAATGGAAAAGTACCGTGTGTTATTATGGATCTCACAGAGCCTGAAAGAATGCTACTAACAATTAGAATAAATAGAGCGAAAGGTAATCACGTTGCAATTAAGATGCACGATATAATAAAAACCTTAGTAGATAAACACAATGTAAGTAAAGAATATATAAAAAAGTCTATTGGTGCAACAAAAGATGAGATAGATCTATTATATAAAGACGGAGTATTTGATGCCTTAAACATTAAACAACATAAATACAGTAAAGCGTGGAAAAGTCCAAAAACGAAATAGAAAAAAAACAACAAAAACAACACATAAAAAAAGAAGCGTTCTTAGAGGCTTTGGAAAAAAGTATGGGTATTGTATCCCAAGCTACTAAAAAGGTCGGTATAGATAGAACTACGCCTTATAGGTGGATGAAAGAGGACACGGAGTTTGAGGATAAAGTTATGGAAATACAAAACGTAGTAGGTGACTTTGCCGAAACGAAATTATATGAGCTTGTAAACGATGGCGTACCTAGTGCAGTAATATTCTTATGTAAGACAAAGTTTAAGAATAGAGGATATGTAGAGAGACAAGAGATAACTGGAATGGACGGTAAAAATCTAGATATAAATATTGAAGTCATCTATCCAACTAAAAACGACTAAAGTCTTTGAACACTTAGATACAAGTGATAAAAGAATAATTGTAGAACAAGGTGGTACTCGTTCAGGTAAAACCTACAATATACTTATTTGGATAATATTTAAGTATTGTATGATCAACACTAAAAAGATCATAACTATATGTAGAAAACACGGGCCAAGTCTTAGAGGATCTAGTATGAGGGATTTCTTCACTTTATTACAAGAACATAATTTATACACCGAAACGGCACATAGTAAAAGCCTTAATGAATACAGACTTAATGGTAACCTAATAGAGTTTGTGAGTTTAGATGAGCCACAAAAGATTAGAGGGCGTAAAAGAGATCTATTATTTATAAATGAGGGTAATGAATTAACTTATGAGGATTTTTTTCAATTAAACATAAGAACTACCAGTAGAATTATAATTGATTATAACCCATCTGATGAATACCATTGGTTATATGATGAGATTATAGAAAGAGCTGATTGTGATTTTCACATAACTACATATTTAGATAATCCTTTTTTAGATCCTGTACTTATTGAAGAAATAGAAAGGCTTAAATCAACAGATGAGCTTTACTGGCAGATCTATGGACTAGGTGAAAGAGGAAGCTCTGCATCTATTATATTTACACATAGTATTTGCGACACGATTCCTGAAGATGCAAAGTTTATATCATTTGGACTAGATTATGGTTATACAAACGATCCTACTGCATTAGTAGGTATATGGACTACTGAACATAGCCTCTACATTAAAGAGTATTTGTATCAGACTATGATGACAGGTAGAGATATACATAAGAAGTTCCAAGAAATAGGAGTACAAAAAGAAATGATATGGGGAGATAGTGCTGAGCCTAGATTAAACGATGAACTAAGACGTATGGGCTGGAATGTGAGAGGTAGTATAAAAGGTAGAGATAGTGTAAACGCTGGTATAGATCTTTTAAAGCGATACAAGATACATATAACCTCAGACAGTAAGAACGCTATCCAAGAGTTCCGTAACTATAAGTGGTTAGAAGATAAAGCAGGAAAGCTAACAAATGTTCCTGAGGATAAGAATAACCATATAATTGACGCAGTTAGATATGGTACATATAGCATAATATCTAGACCTACATTCGGCAGGTATGCAATACAGTAAATATTTTAGTGCATAACTTGTGTACTTATTAACTATTTATTATCTTTATTACAAGTTAAAACACAAAAACACACTTAATTATGGCAAAAAAACCAATTACTCAAGTTAAAAAAACTAGACTTGTAACTAACAAAGACTATAATACTTTCAGAGTAGATGTAATACACCTCAA